CTGGCGGGCGCGGCTGAAGTCGCGATGCACATGACGGGCCGCTATCCCGACTGGTGGGATGGCAAGCGGTTCGACCGGCCGACGCACTGGCTGGCGGGTTCGGAATCCGGGGAACTGACGCGCGACGGCGTGCAGCGGCTTCTGCTGGGGCCGCCGGCGGATCAAGGGCGATGGGGAACCGGCTACATTCCGGCGGACTGTCTGGTGGACACGTCGAGCCGCCAGGGCGTGGCCGACGCGGTTGCGAACATCGTCGTCAAGCACGTTTCGGGCGGTCATTCGACCATCAGCCTCAAGAGCTATGACCAAGGCCGCACGAAGTGGCAGGCGAACACGGTCGATGGCGTCTGGTTCGATGAGGAGCCGCCGCTTGACGTTTACTCGGAAGGTCTGACGCGGACCAACACCACGTTCGGCCCTATCATCGTGACGTTCACACCGCTCAAGGGAATGAGCGACGTGGTGTTGCGGTTCCTGAGACCGGAGGCGGATGATTTGGGCGCGGTCGATCGGACAACGGTCTCAATGACCATTGACGACGCCGAACACTACACGCCGGAAGAGCGCGCTAAGATCGTGGCGGCTTATCCGGCGCATGAGCGCGACGCGCGGGCCAAGGGCATCCCGATCATGGGCTCTGGTCGCGTGTTCCCAATCTCGGAAGAAGACATCACCTGCGACCCGTTCCCGATCCCGGAACACTGGCCGCAGATCATTGGCGTGGACTTCGGCTGGGATCACCCGTTCGCGGCGACCCGGCTGGCTTGGGATAAGGACTCCGACGTCGTCTATGTCATCGGGGAGTACGCCCAGCGCGAGGCGACCCCGGTCATTCACGCGGCGTCGATCAAGCCCTGGGGCGAGTGGATACCGATAGCCTGGCCGCACGACGGCTTGCAGCACGAAAAGAGCGCGGGCGAGCCGCTGGCGGAACAATACCGGGCGCAAGGGCTCAAGCTGACAGACGAGCGCGCGACGTTCGAAGACGGATCAAACAGCGTTGAGGCCGGCGTCATGGAGATGCTGGACCGGATGCAGACGCGACGGTGGAAGGTGTTCTCGACGTGCGGCGGCTGGCTCGATGAGTTCCGGCTGTATCACCGCAAGGACGGCCTGATCGTCAAGGACCGCGACGACCGGATTTCATCGTCTCGATACGCCTACATGATGCGGCGTCTCGCCAAGGTGAAACCCAAGCCCCGCGCCGCAACTCAGGGCGGATACGCGGGCGGCAACGCATGGATGGGGAGGTAATATGGCTTACGACGCCGAAAAGCCTGCCCGCAAAGCCAAGGTTCCGCCTGGCTACAAGGACGAAGGCGAGTTCTGCCAGGAGGTCCGCGAGCTATTCCAGAACGGCGTCGATTACGACCGCGAGAACCGCGACCAGGCCGACGAAGACCTGAAGTTTTTGGCCGGCGACCAGTGGGATGACGATGCGGTCAAGGCCCGCGCCGGCAAGCCTCGTCTAACGATCAACGACCTACCGCAGAAGATTGCCCAGGTGGTGGGCGACATGCGGATCAACCGCCCGTCCATTCGGGTGCGCCCGGCCGAAGACGCCGACAAGGACCTGGCCGAGGTCCGTGAAGGGCTGATCCGCGCCATCGAGCGGGATAACGACGCGCAGGGTGTCTACATCGCGGCGGGTGAGAACCAAGTCGGGTGCGGGATCGGCAACTTCCGCGTGGGGCTGAAGTACGCCGACGACACCGGCTTCGAGCGCGACATCGAGATCAAGAACATCCCCGACGCCTTCGCGGTGGTGTGGGACCCGTTCTCGGTCGAGCGGACTGGGCGTGATGCGGAGTGGTGCTTCGTTGAAGAGGCGATGCCCCGCAAGGCGTTCGAGAAGCGGTGGAAGGACGAGCTGCCTTCGGAACTAGAGGTTCCCAAGGCCGACGCGAACGGCTGGTACAAGCGCGACGAGGTCCGCGTCGTTGAGTTCTGGCGGATGAAGTCGGAGCCGACGACCTACGCCCGCCTTGAGACCGGATCGACGGTTGAGGTTGACCTTACCGACCCGATGATGCCCGCCATGATCGTGCGGACGTCGAAGGGCCAGAAGCTGCGTCCGTTGCCCGCGCCGTTCGCGCTGGACGACGACGGCGAGCCGATGATCCGAAAGGGCGTTCGGAAGTACGCCTGCATGTACCTGATGACGGGTCACGCGATCCTGTCCGGCCCGCACGAGCTACCTATCCCCCGCCTGCCGATCTTCCGGGCGCGCGGTTGGGAGATCAACGTCCGCGCCAAGCGGGTGCGGTTCGGACTGGTGCGGTTCGCCCGCGATAGCTACCGGCTGCGGAACTACTGGCGCTCAAAGTCGGCGGAGATGCTGGCGCTTGCGGGCAACGGCAAGTGGATTCTGCACGAGAGCACCGAGGGCGATCAGGAAGCCTTCCGCACGGCGTATCAGAACGACGACACGTTGCTGGTCTACTCGGGTCAGGTTCCGCCGCAGTTCGTCGGCCCGCCGACGCTCAACAGCGCGGTGCTGCAAGAGAGCCAGATACTAACCCAGGACATCAAAGACACGACCGGGCTGCACGACGCCTCGCTCGGCATGACGTCCAACGAGACCAGCGGAAAGGCCATTCTCGCCCGCCAGCGTGAAGGCGACGTGGCGAGCTATATCTACCACGACAACCTCCAGGCCGCGATTGCCGAGGCCGGGCGGGTCATCAACGCGCTGATCCCGATTGCCTACGACACCGCGCGCACGATCCGCGTGATCGGTGAAGACGAGGCGGTGAAGGTCAAGCGCATCAACGACCCGATGAACCCGGAAAGCATCGACATCAACCGTGGCCGCTATGACGTGGTGGTCGAGACGGGCGCCAGCTACAGCACCAAGCGCGTCGAGGCCGCCGAAAGCATGATGCAGTTCATGCAGGCGGTTCCGGGCGCGGCTCAAATGGCCGGCGACCTGATCGCGCGTAATATGGACTGGCCCGGCGCTGACCTGATCGCGGAACGGCTCAAGAAGGCGCTTCCGCCCGGCATGGCCGAGGAAAAGGACGAAGACCTATCGCCCGAGGAGATGCAACAGCGTCAGCAGGCGATGCAAGCCCAACAGGCCGAGCAACAGCAGCAGCAGGCGATGCAGATGCAAGCCGGGCAACTGGCGCTCGCGGAGAAAGAGGCCCAGGTCCAGAAGACCCAGGCCGAGGCGATCAAGGCGATGCGCGAGGCCGAGGCGGTCGGTCAGGAGTCCGGCCCCGCCGTTACACCGCTCGATGAGGCGCTGAAGATGGCGCAGCTACGCAAGGCGCAGGCCGACGCCGTCAAGGCCGAGGTTGAGGCTCAACGCTCACAGGTGGCGCTGCAAGGCGACATCATGGATTTGGAACGCAAGCCGCTGGAAGTGATGCACTCCGAAGCGGATCTACAGAACAAGCTCAACCCGCCGACGCCTGAAGCGGACGGCTAAGGTTTCGCGCCGGGGGGTTCGTCCCGCCCTCGGATTACGCGCCTCGGGACTTCCGCGAAAGCGCCCATGTCAGAAGCCCCCAACACGCCGGAAGGCGTGACCGAAGACGTGTCCGTTGCCGATCAGGTGACCGACCAGACCCCCGCTCTGGGTGACGAGCAACTCGGGGACGATGCCCCCGCCGAATCCGCCGACGACGGCTCTGGCGAAAAGCCCAAGCCGAAGAAGACGTTTCAAGACCGCATCGATGAAATGACCCGGCAGAAGCGGGAAGCCGAACGCGAGGCGGAGTTCTGGAGGTCAAAAGCCCTTCAGCCGCAAGAGCGCCAACGCGACCCCGAGCCCCAGGTCGATGAAGACCCGGAACCCAGCCCCTACGCTTACGAGCACGGGGAAAACGACGTGCGCTTCATTCGGGCGCAGGCCGCATGGGAAGCCCGGCAGGAAGTCACGCGCCAGTTCAACGAGCGCGCCCAACGTGAAGCCGAACAGGCCGAGCGTCGGCGGTTCAACGAGCGAGCCGAGACCTTCGCCGGACAGACGCCGGACTTCTATGACGTGGTGGGTCAGAACTACGAGCGCGCCGCGTCTGTGATGACGGAAGTCATGCAGCACGCCGCTCGTGCAGCCGATGAAGCGCCGGCCCTGGCGTATCACCTGGCGAAACACCCGGCAGAGGCGCGCCGCATCGCGGCACTCAACCCCTACGCCCAAGCCGTTGAGATCGGAAAACTCGCAGCCCGGTTGTCGGCGCCCGCAGCGCCACGACCAGCCCCCAAAACCGCCACCGACGCCCCGGAACCTCCCCCGCAAGCGCGAGGGACCGGAGGCCGATTCAAGGTCGCGCCGGACACGGACGACTTCTCGGCTTTCGAGCAAACCTACGGCTGAGGCGGCTCTAGTCCCAAGAGGACGGAACCAAAATGCCTAACGCACTCCTCTCTCCGAAGGTGTACGCTAACACCTTCCTCAAGCTCATGAAGAACAACCTCGTGGCCGCCAAGGTGGTGACGAGCGAGTACCGCGACGTGGTGGTCAAGCCGATCAGCAAGGGCGGTCAGTCCAACGGCACCACCGTCTACGTCAAGCGTCCGCCGCAGTTCACGGTTCGTGACGGCGCGGTCGCCCAAGTGCAAGACGTGGTCGAGGGCGAAATCGCCCTGACCATCGACAAGCAGAAGGGCATCGACGTCGAGTTCACCTCGCTTGAGGAGACCTTGACCGTTGACAGCCTGCTGAAGTCGAAGGTCATGTCCTCGGCTGCGGCTCAGTTGGCGAACCAAGTGGACACGGACATTCACGCCGTGACCCGCCAGTTCTACTCCTGGGTCGGCACGCCGGGCCAGCTCATCAACAGCTTCTCGGACCTGTCCAAGGCCCCGCAGCGCCTCGATGAGCAGGGCGTGGAGACCGACGGCCGCGTCGGCTTCCTGCATCCCTCGGATGCCTGGGCCATGCTCGGCAATCTGTCGGGCCTCCAGACCGAGAAAATCGCCACTGACGCGCTCACCCGCGCCAAGCTGCCGATCCTTGGCAACATCGACTGGTACGCCACTCAGAACGCTTCGACGGTCACGACCGGCACGCGCTCGGGCAACGCACTGGTGGACGGCGCCAACCAGAACGTCACCTACGCTTCGGTGAAGGACGGCGACTGGCAGCAGACGCTGAACATCGACAACGTCGGCAACGCTCAGACGGTGTCGGCCGGCGAGGTGTTCACCATTGACGGTGTGTTCGCCGTCAACCCGATGACCAAGGCCACGCAGGACTTCCTGCAGCAGTTCACGGTCATCACCGGCGGCACGTCCTCGGCCACGGGCACGGGCAACGACCAGAACCTGGCGCTGACCATCACCCCGCCGATCATCACCTCTGGCGCGTTCCAGACGGTGAGCGCGGTTCCGGCGGATAACGCCGCGATCCAGTGGATGGGTGATGACAACGAGGCCAACACCGACGCCACGACCTACAAGTTTGGCACGGTGTTCCGTCCCGAGGCCATCGCGCTGGTCTCCGCGAAGCTGATCATGCCTTACTCGGGCGAGGCGGATTACGCCACCGACCCCGACACCGGCCTGACGGTTCGCTACTGGCGCTCGTCTGACTCCACCAACGACACGCACCTGCACCGCTTTGACGTGGTCTATGGCGTGAAGAACGTGGATCGCCGCCGAGGCGTCCGCCTCTCCGGCACGGCCTAATCGGTCTCCTCCCTGGAACTGAGGCGGGGCTTCGGCTCCGCCTCTCTCTTTTCATAGAAAGGGTCAGACATGACCGCTGAAGTTGTTGGCCGCGCCCCTGCGGACGGCCTCAAGGTGGGTCAAGCCACCTCTCACCTGATCGGCTTTTACGGCACCACGGCGATTAGCCAGCGCGCCGGCGCCGCTCAGGGCACCGCGCTCGTCGGCACCGCCTCCTCGGCGGATGTCACCACCGACCTGAAGGCAGCCGTGATCGAAATTATGAACACGCTGACCAACCTGGGTCTCTGGAAAGGCGGCGCCTAAGTGCCGTCGGTTCTCCACGTCGGGTGCGGGCGTGACTCGCTTCCGGCGTGGCTTGGGAACCATGACGAGGTGCGGCTTGACGTCGATCCTGACGTTGAGCCGCATATCGTCGCCTCGATGCTCGACATGGGCGACATCGGCGGGTTCGACGTCGTCTATAGCTGCCACTCGCTGGAACACGTTTACCCGCACGAAGTGCCTGTGGCGCTGGGTGAGTTCTACCGGGTGCTTCGGCCTGGCGGGATTGCGGTCATCATCGTCCCCAACCTCGACGGCGTGAAGCCCGACGAGGAGGTTCTGTACGAGTCCCCGGCGGGTCCGGTGTGTGGGCTCGATATGTTTTATGGCATGGCCCGACTGATTAAGGACGCGCCCTACATGGCGCACCATTCGGGGTTCGTGCCTGACACGCTCGCCAAGGCCATGAAGGCGGCGGGATTTGAGGAGGTTTCGGCCAAGGGCCTGGCGTTCTGGACGCTACTGGGTGCGGGGCGGAAGCCTTGAAGCTGGTGATCTGCACCCCGACCATCAAGCGCCCGTTCGACGCCTATCTGGCGGCTTTGGAGGCGGAGATACCGCACCTTGACGCGGCGGGGTTTGAGCACTTCGCGGTCAATGAGGTGGGCTCGGCCTATATCTCACACGCGCGGTCCTCGATGCTCCGCAAGGCCATGGATGTGCAGCCCGACGTCATCGTGTTCATTGATCACGATATGTCCTGGGAGCCCGGCGAACTGGTCAAGCTGGTGCAGACGCCGGGTGACGTTGTCTGCGGGACGTATCGGTTCAAGACTGAGAAGGTCGAGTACATGGGAACTTGGCGCACGGACGCCGAGGGCTACCCGGAACAACGCGAAGACGGCTGCATCCGGGGCGAATGGGTTCCGGCGGGGTTCCTGAAGGTCACCGCGCACGCCGTCAACGAAATGATGAAGGCTTACCCGGAACTGAACTACGGGCCGCTTTATCGCCTCTCGCACGACCTGTTCAACCACGGCGCCCATGAGGGCGTCTGGTACGGCGAGGACTACGCCTTTTCGCGCCGATGGAACGCGCGGGGCGGGGAGATATGGATCAACCCGAGGCTTGAACTGACGCACCACGGCGCGGACGGGACGGCCTATTCGGGCAGCTTTCACACCTATTTGCGCCGGCAGCCCGGCGGTGACTTGGCGGAGGCCGCATGACCACGATGCGAGTTATCCTCACGCGGGCCATCCGCATGACGCGCGCCCTGCCTATGGGTGACACGCCCGAGTCGGAGCAGATGGACGCCGCGCTTGAGGACGCGCAGAGCTTCTACCTCTACTTCCCGATCCGCACGCTGAAGCCGGTGCTGGTGACGGCCAACTACACCGCCAAGGAAAACGAGCGGGTGGTTAACACGTCAGGCTCTCCGATCACGGTGACCCTGCCTGAGACCATTACCGAGGACGGAAGCGAGCGGGCGGTGCAGAACGGCGCGCTTGTGGAGGTCGCGGGGACTTCGACCGAGCGGTATATCTACGTCTCCGAACTGGCGGCCTGGAAAGAACTGACCGACCTGACGCTGACCAGCGAACAGCCGTTCGGCCCGACGCATGACGGCGACGTTGCGGCGATGATTGCGGCGCGGATTGCGGGGCCTGTGTTCCAGCGTTCGGCCCCTGACGATGTGATGGCGCTCGCCAATGCCGGACGCACGGCGATCCGGGCGGCGTTTAGGCAAAAGTACGTTCCCACCTTCGACCGGGCGCTCTTGCGGCCTGAAGACCTGAGCATGGAGACCTAACGTGTCCGAAATGACGCGCCCCGGCGCATCCTTTGGGGCGGTCACCGCCTCCGATACCGCTGACGTGTCCAAACTGGACGGCGATTGGCCGCGCGCTCTGTGGGTCGGCGTGGCGGGCAACATCGCCGTGGTCGCGCCCAACGGCACGACGCGGACGTTTGAGGGCGTCCCGGCGGGGACCATGCTTCCGGTGCGGTTCAAGCGCGTGAACAGCACGAACACCACAAACCAGACGGCCACGTCGATGGTGGCGATCTACTAGCATGGCCACGTTCACGAAGTTCGACGTCTTTACCGAGAACCTGGCGGAAGGCGTCCACAACCTTGGGTCCAACACGCTCAAGGTGATGCTGACCAACTCGGCGCCGCTGGTGACGAACACGGTGAAGGCCAACCTGACCGAGATCAGCGCCGGCAACGGCTACACGGCGGGTGGCGCCACGGTGACGATCACGTCATCTGCGCAGTCGAGCGGCGTCTATTCGCTTGTGGGCGATGACGTGGTGTTCACGGCCTCCGGTGGGTCGGTCGGCCCGTTCCGCTATGCGGTGCTGTACAACGACACCCCGACCAGCCCGGCGGACCCGCTGATTGCGTTCTGGGACTACGGCTCAAGCGTGACCCTGGCCTCGGGCGAGACGCTGACCGTGGACTTCGGATCTAACATCCTGACGGTGACCTGATGCCGACCGGGACGGCTACGCTCGACTTCGGAGCGTTCCCCGGAAGCAACGAGGCGTCGGTCACGTTTGCGGACGCCACGATTGGCGCGGGGGCCAAGGTCGAAGCCTTCATCATGGCGAACGACACCACCTCGGACCACACGGCGGCTGATCATCGCTACGCCGGGCAGTTCTTCTCACTCACGGCGGCGCCCAACGCGGGTGTCGGCGGGACGATCTACGCGCGCTCGATTCACAAGATGCAGGGGACGTGGGCGGTTCGCTACGTCTGGGCAGACTAGGGACACATCATGGCTCTTGACACCAACCTCGCAGGGGGCGTCTCCGGCACTAAGCAGGAGGTCGATGCGAACAAGAACGCGTTCGTCATCAGCCCCGGCCACGCGGCCAATGGCCAGCAGTTCGGCGGCGGCCCCAATGCGGGCCACACGATGCAGTCGGAGAACGACTCCGGCGAGCTGACCGGCCAACGCCACGTCCATGCGCCCGAGACCGACGACGACTACCGCTTGCGCGTTGGTCTCGACCTCCTGCTGGATCAGGAAGCCTTCACCGACAC